TGTCTTTGGATAAAGACTCTATCATCTAATGGGATAGCCATTGTTTTTAATAACAATGGCCAATCACCACCTCCAACCGTATCAATACGGTAAGCTTCCTTATTAATGTTCACATAAGCTTCTTCAATTTGACCGTAACAGGCCAAATGAGGAATCTTATGTGTACAAGTAATAAGGAGCTCCAAATTATCTGGATCCTCAATTCCTGTTAAATACATTACAAGGTTCTCCGCTAGTAAACCTAGTGGATATCCCTTAGTAATGGAATTAGTAGGATTTGAGTCTGCGAACGTTTCAACAGATACAGAAGAAAGAATCCCTTTGGATTCTTCATCTGTAAGCTCTCGAATAGGGTAATCGAGTTGCCTGATTATGGTGTTTAACGCCATTCCAGCCGACTCGGTACCCCTCATCACTTTCATGATGAGTTCGCATATCAATGAATCTGTAAAGATCTTAGATCGAAATTTCGATCTTTTAGGTCTAACATATTCATAGAATCCAGATATAACCGAAGGTATACCATTAATGGCCATCCACCCCTTTCCCGCTGATTCGACAAGCAAATTAACTAAGAGATAATATCTCCTAGATGATTCCTTGATAGAACTAACTGGAAACGGAGTTATTTCATCCCCTCTAAGAATCATTCGTTTAGCAAACTCACAAAAGTGAGTTGACGAATGAGTCTTTAAAGGAGAGAATTCAACTCCTAAGGATGATATCGTATCCCGATATTTGTCTGCTAAGAGTCGATCTCCAATAAGGATATCGTCTCCTAACATACAATATTTGGACTCTTTCCAGGGAATACCTAATTCCCTGCAACAGTAGTACATTATATAATGATGTGCCACTGTGAAAGAAGCCCATGAAGAATAGAAACCCATTGGATTCCCAACTGAGTAAGAAATCTTACTCCCTTGGAAATCAAATGGAATTCCAACCATAAGCCATTTCCATGACTTAAGGTACTCTTCCGGGATATGACCTTTAAGGACATCATAAATAGTTTGGATAGGGAATCTATCAGTAGCGGCTGTTAAGTCGATACTATAGAATTCCGTCCAATCCTTTATTTTGTCTTTAAAGCTAGCTTGATTAAAAGTACAATCTTGGGATATCTTTCTTAATACCCTGAAAAGATAATGATGTAAAGGTTTAAGTGCAGCTTGAGATATATAATCTCCAATTGCAATAACCCTTACCTTATTCTCTTTATCAGGGAACCAAGTAAGTTTTCTCAAGGTTTTACCTTCAGTTGGCAATACAGATTCAAGATATGGCATGACCTTAGTTAAATGATCTATATGATCACTTAACTTGGGTCCCCCTACGATCTTAAGATGATCCCTCATTTCAGAGGAAGTCATCTTCAGATCAGCGAGGGATGTCCACAAAGCGTGACCATTAGGTCCCGACTTTGTAGTCATGTGCCATTTCTTGAAATGTAAAGCCTTCGGAGTCAGGTTAGTAAATCGGTACCCCAATTCTTTCCAAAAACCTCTACTGTATTGGCCTATATCAGGCAATCCTTTCTTCAAGGGACCTATTATAGGACCAATATCAGGAGAAGTTCCTTGGTTAAGAGCCCTTGTACAAAATAAAACTGTATTGAGGACCTGCAGCACTGCTGGAGATCTTCCATTACAGACATATTTTATCAAGGGCCCCAAGATTATGGGTACCCCATCCTTAGTAACACGTATACCAGTTATCTTCTTGACTGGAAATTCACCCGAAAGGTGAATTAACAGTGCTAACCTAACCTTCTTAATATATTCTAATAAGAAGGTTGGTCCTCTTGATTTTCCAATCAAGAGGAGTCGATCAAGCAGTATACTGTACTCCCTGAGTGGTCGGATTTCACTAAGCTTAAAAACTTGGTGTATCCAGTTGACGAGCTTTAACGTCAAACTGAATAAATTTTTAAATTTATTCATCGTTAAAGTTCGTTAAGTGGTAAGTGTTAATTACGCACTTGCCCACCTCTCATAGTAAGTATTACCAGAAAGGGGGTTTGATGGAATCCACATTAATGGATCCTGGGTATTACCCAGATGTTACCCTCTCCTGAAATGGAG